AAACGTCAGTACCTGCTGCATTAAAAGTTAAAGTATTAGTTCCGCCAGCTGTATCTTTAGCTTGAACGTAAACTGCAATTGCACCTCTAGTTGCTGCTGGTAATGCTACAGCACACGCTGCTGCACCAGTGTAGTCTACAACTGCAATAATTCCATCAGCGATAGAAATATTTGCACCTGTTGCTGTATCAGCTAAAACCAAACCTGTTAGGTCAGGCATAGCTGAACTCATTCTTGTTGTTACAGCACCAGTAACAGAGTTTTTAGTAGCCATTTGAAAGCCACCTTCTGATCTGACCGGTCCTGAAAATGTAGTATTTGCCATAATTATATCCTCCTAGTTTTTGAATACTGTCTCTAGGCCGTCGACTATACGCGTCAGTATTCTAATTAATTGTATAGTGTTTTAATTATATATTAGATTTTAGTAGAGTGCAAGAGGGCCTACGGTAAAGATTGGATTTTTCCAACAATGTAGCTTTTTTTAAGTTGCTACAGAAACTTGGGGAGCTATCTCATTAACCTTATTATCTAAATGAGCTTTTTTAGCTTCAGCCATTTTAATATGGTTAATTACTTCTTTCACCTTATGGTCTATTCTGACCATATTGAGAGTATATCTACCCTCGTTAAGATGCTCCTGCTCCCATTGTAGATCCAGTGACTTTTTCTGTTTGTATAGATCCTGCAGATGTTGTTGCATCGTCATTTATAACCTCCTCATAGGTTATTCTATTTATCTCATCAGCATAATTGCTTCCAAGATATTCCCATTCTATACTTTTTTCTCCTAGTTTGTCAAGTATAGCATTTTCAAGAGCTTCAGCGTTATCTTTACTCAAAACTTTAAATTTTGCGTAATGATCATAAGCCCAAATAGTTACAAGGAAAGTTTTCATATACACCTTTTATCATAAAAAAAGGGGGCCGTGAAGCCCCCTTTTTTGTTTAATTGTTTATTATGCTCCTGGAGATCCGAAGATACCTCTAGCATCAGAGAAACCAAATGAATATCTCTCTCTTGCTTTGTATCTCACGTTACCAGTGTCAAAGTCACCTTCCATTGCAGTTTTTAGAGGTGCTCTGTTGAACATTTTCATACCGTTAGGCACGTCTGTTTTGATGAAGAACGCATCAGTATCAGTTAAGTAGTTGTTTACTACATAACCTTGTGGGATCATTCCCATTGAACCGATAGCGTTAATATCATTGTCAGCTGTACCAACTCTTCCTTGAGATTTCATCAATCTCTCAGCTGTGAATTGAAGCTCAGAAGGGATGATTAATTTCATACCTTTAGCTGCAATTTTTAGACCTCTTTCATCAGTGAAAGCCGCAATGTCAATTAGCGACTGTTCTAATGAAGTCTCATTTAAGTCAGCAGAAGTGCCTAACTCATTTGAGTAAGTCCCAGCAATCGTAGGGTGAACAGCAGAACAAAGTTCTACACCGTCTCCACCTAGGAAGTTAGTATTAAACGCATTGTTTAACACGGCTGCCGCTTTAACTTGTTTAGTGTTTGCCATAGATCTAGCTAACGCTTTTGTGTATCTAGTAGCAATTCTATCATACAAGTTGTCCTCGATCGCTTCTTCAGTGATCGCGAACGCTAAAGCAATTGTTTCGTGAGTGTATCTAGCAGTATAAGTTTCTTGAGCGTTGTCAAAAACTACACCAGAACCTTCCGGTTTAACTGATGCGTTTGCAAATCCAGATAACATTACTTCTTCTTCAAAAGCTCTGTCTGAATTTTCAACGTCATAGATCTCTAAGTGCTGATTCTCGTATCTTTTGTACTCCAGGCCAAATAAAGCATTCAAACCTGGCTCTAGTTCTTTAACTAGTTGTTGTCTTGATATCGCCATAGTTATTCTCCCTTATTAGATACCTGTAGTTGATTTTAAGAAGTGTTCGTTGATTGTAACAATACAGTTAACATTATCTACACCTACTTCATTGTTCTCAATATCTCTTGAGAAGCCAATTAATCTTAATTGTGCAGTAGTTGTTACAAATGATGTATCGTCTAATTCAACTTTAGACACTCCATTGATTGTGCTTCCAGCGACATATACGATATCAGCGTTCATTCCAACGTCTGATCTCTCTGTGTCAGCTGAAGACTGGATTTCGAATCTTGCATATGGATCATCATATACAAAAGCTTCGATAGTTTCTCCAGCACCTACGTCTGTTTGCGTATAGTAGTTTGAGAACTTTGGTTTGCCAGTCGAAGGGTCTTTCGAAATGAAAGTTCCCCAGAAAACACCCAAAGATACATTGTCAGCATCAGCTTTGTCGATGTATCCAGAAGTCACCATTTTAACCAAGTCACCTTGGAAAATAGATGTGCTAGAATTATCGGCAATCTCATACTGAGACATACCTTGATTGTCAGCATTTTGACCAACTTTACCAATAGGTCTTAAACCGAACGCAGCGTCTTTATTTGCCATAGTTTTTCTCCTTATTAGTATGGTTGATGGTTATGAATCGTTAAAAAATTAACTTTTCTTTGTACCACCAAAAGTTACATTTGAGCGCCTTTCATTACTGATAGGCATACTCGGGTGTTGTTCCTTCATAGGCTCGTTTTCGATTGCTTTTTCTCGATCTTGCGTTCTAGCATTGTAGTACGCTTCACGTTGCTTTGCGAGCTCTTCCGGTATCCTTGCCAACACAAGGCCACCAACTCCGATTACTCCTGCGTATTTGCCATCGGCAATCTGTGGATAATCGTAATCTGGATACTCGTCAGCTCTGACTAGTTCCCAGCCTGATCTGATTTTACCTGACATATTTTTAGCGTCATTAAAACCAAGAACTTCTGTTCTTATCCATCTGTGCCTAAAACCATCTGGCGCAGGGGGTGCATCTAAAGATGATGGTGGAGTCCAAACTTTTTTTCGAGTTTCTTTTTCTCGAGTTTGACTCGCACGAGAAGTTTTATCAATTGTCATACTATACCTCCTTCGTGAGTTGCAATTGTCTTGCATAGTCTTCAAGTGGCACGCCTAATTTTTTAGCGATCGCAACTTGCGAAGGCGTGAGCTTCACAGTTTTCGCGCGTCCTGTTGTGGCTGGACGTCTAGCTGAGGCAACCGTTTGTGCTGGTCTTCTTTTCTCCTGCACAAACTTTTCAGTTGAACCTTCATTACTATCAAATTTATGAGGAAATTCAAGTCTTATTCTCTTGTCTATTTCTTCATAATATTCATCGCTTTTAGGGTCGTATCCTTCTTCTTCGACTAGCTTTTTATGTAAATCAAACGCAGTATACGTCATTGCTGAATCGTTACCAAACCAAGGGTTTTTAGCTGCCCAACTCTCTGCTTTAGGGTCCGTTTGAATTTGTTCCCTTTGTTCAGATTGTTGAGGAGTTATATTAACTTCCTTTTCTGGTTTTCTTTCAGCATATTGTTTTTGCGCTGATTTTAGATTACCAAGTCTAGCAGCATCCATTGTAAGCTGTGCAATCTCTTGTTGAGCTTGTACTTGTGCTTCAACGTCACCACTATCGATGGCATTTTTAAGAGCAAGTTTTGCAGCATTTAGATTTGTTGTAACTCTTTTTTCAAACTCAGATACATAACTTTTATCTAAGTGTGAAAACTTACTTTCTAATTGCTCCCTTTGCTCTTTTTGTGCTCTTGCAAATGCAAGTGCTTCTTCTCTTTGCCTTTCGGCCTCTCTCATCTTTCTAGTCAGTTTATCAATTCTTTTTTTAACTGAATCGCTATACTTTTCTAGTTCTTCCTTCTGTTTATCTTGAGCTTGAACATCAGACTGCTGATCAGATTTCTCATCTGCGTTAGCGGACTGACTATCGTCTTCAGCGACTTCGATAGTTTCTTTTTCATTCTCTGTCTCCTTTGATTGCTCGTCAAGATTAATATCAGCACCTTCTTCTTCGCCGACATCAACCATATTTTCTTTATCTTCTGGCATAGTTTCTCCTATGTATTAAAATTGCGTGATTATACTTTCAGGATCTTTTACAGTTCCTAAAACTTCATCATCGTTTAATATTCTCAACTCGCCACCTTCTATTGGTAAACGTGATCCTGCATATCTTGCAAAGATCACCCAATCTTTTTCCTTACACCAAGCACCTGATGAAAATTTTTCTTTATCTTGATAAGCCAATGGACCCATTTTTAAAACATAACCAACGTTTGTTGATATACGTCCTCTGTCCAAAGTTTCTTGAGATAAAATTAATCCACCTTTAGTTCTTTCAGGAGGTGTAAATGGTAGAATCAACAGTCTCCATCCTGTTGGTTCTGGTAATTCTTCTGTTTGTGATTTTATATTTTCAGGGTTTAAAGGTTCTTTTTCATTAACCTTTTCTTCTTCGTATTTATCTAGAAGTGCCGATTTAGTTTTTGGTACTTCCGAGTTCGATAATGTTTCCGTCATTTTCTTTTTGCTCCTTTTTTTCGTTGAGGTTAGAGAGTTCCTGCAGAACGTATTCATACGCTCTGATTTGTCCAACAATATAGTGATATTTTTCCATACTGTCAATGTTACCAGCTACTAAACTATCTGTATTTCGTTCAATAGCGTTTTTAATTACTTTCTTAAGACCGTATATGGTCGATATGTCATCCATTTTTCTTTTTCTTTTTTAATTTGCACTGACATCTTGGAGCAGTGAACCAATTTGTTATTCTATCAAAAAAATTATCAATAGAACCTAAAATTTTATACATTATTCTATCAAACACTAGCAATTCCACTTTCTTAGAGATTTATTAATTCTAGAATTTGGGTCTCTTGCAGTTTTAGCTGAAGTTAATCTCTTCTTCATACCAGACATTCTAGCACAAAAAGATTTTCTTCTTTTTGCAGCTTTAGATCCTGCTTTTAATTTTGATGGTTTAGTTGTAACTGCAGTTTTTAATTTAGAACCAGGATTAGCACGTCTGTAAGATGCAACGCCTTTTCTATTTAATCCTCCTGATGGAGATTTACCTTCTTTTCTTTGCCAAGCTGGTGATGCCATTTTTAACTTTGTGATTTTTTAATTGCTTTAGCAGTTGGTGCACCTTTACTTCCAGGTTTTCTCATTTTCTCACCACTACCTGCAGCAATTCTTTTTTTCTTTTGCTGAATGTTATACCAAAGACCTTTCTTTGCCATTTTTCCAGATTTTGTTTTATGGTATTTACTTGCCATTACGCCATTCCTTTATTCTTTTTAGCTGCAGTAATAATATCACCTCTAGTGATTTTTTTCTTGTCACCATACATTGCTGCTAATTTTTTATTTTTTTTCTTTACAGATCCACCGTTTGAAAAACCAGGGACTTGTTTGTTGTATCTTTTATTAGGCATTATTTTTTTCCTCCGTTAGTCTTAATTAAATCTGTTGCTTTGATTCCATAAATCGCTGCAACAACTGAAACCCAAAGTGAGACTATCCACCAGGGCATTTCCTGTAGCTTCATAAAATACAAATCTAATTTTGCTTGTATTTCTTCGTCTTCAGCAAATACTGAGTAAAATAATATAGCCAGTGGAGATGTCAACACTAAAAGGACAAATTCGTCTTTCCAGTCGTTTTTTTGATTTTTAGCTATTTGTCCAGAAAATTCTATTTCTCCGCGTTTCATTTTTTCAGCGTGCACAATAGCTGCTTCTGACATTATAATTTCAGATTTTTTCTTATTCTTATAAATTTCAGCGCCAGTTTTAAGTGCAGTACCTACTAAACTCCACGGGAACATAGAATTAGTACCACTTAGCTGTTCTTTGTTTTTCAGCTAGCATTCTTTTTTGACCTCTAACTTTTTCAGTTTGAGTTTCATTAGGTTTGCTAACTTCTATTTCAACACCACCATTTGCATATCCGTCTTTGTTAACGAATTGCTGATGGTTGATTGTGTTTTTACGTTCTTTTTCCATTTCGCCTCCTTGATAGACCTGCTTCGCTTAATGCGATAGCAATTGCTTGTTTTCTACTCTTCACCTTTTTATCAGACTTGCCGATATTCAGTTTTTTCTTTTTAAACTCTTTCATAACCTTTTCAACTTTTTTCTGTTTCTTGTTCATCCTATTAAACTATACGCCTCCGCTGGTAAAGAAAGTGGTGTTCCTTTTTGTTTATTTAATTCTATATCTTGTTTCATTAAATCTATCATATTTGGATTCATCATTCCTGTAGCATTGTAAATACCGTATTGTTGTTTTAATGCTCTATCTTTTACAGAACCTGGCTTGAATGCAAATAAGTCTCTAGTTATTTGTGGATTTACTGCTAAGCTTTCAATACCACCATACATTGGATTAGGTGAAACAGTTGGCATTGTTCTACCATAACCTCTAACTTTATCTCTAAATTCTTCTAATGTTGCTGAATCTTTAAATTGATTAAATGTTTCTGGAATTTCATCTTTTAAATAATTAACTGCTCTAAATCCTAAACCTAATGCAGGATTGATTAATCCTAAAATACCTCCAATAATATTACTAGGACTAAAAACACTTTTAAATCTATCTGCTACGTAAGATGCACCCATAAGTGGTTGTCCAGTAACAGGATCTATATTTCTATATCCCGAAAATATACCATCTCCAGAATATTTTTGTGTAGGACCAAATACGGTATCACCAACATAGTCTATGTTTGGGTTTATAACATCTTTAGTGAATTCTGTGAATCTATTGTCTTTACCTCCACCATTACCTGTTGGACCTGAGCTATAATCACCGGTTTTTCCGGCCATACCCATTCCACGGTCTCTAGCATCACCTCCTCCACCTGATTTTCCACTAGAATTACCTGATCCCATTCCAGATGCACCAGCGCCCATATCAGCACCACCACCTCTAAAATTAATTCTTTTATCTATCATTCGTTACTCATAATTTTTGCTTGTTGAATACCTGATTTAGCTAAACTGACCCCTGCACGTAGTTTTGCAAGGTCTTCATTCTGTTCCAACTTCTCTTCTTGGTTTTGTTGGTTCATCATAGCCTTCATTGCATCTAAATTCAATCTAGTTTCATTTTCTTCACGCTTTCTTTCGTTCTCCATTGCTCTTAAATCCACTTCTCTTGATTTTAATTTAAGTAATGGATCACTATCTAGCTGTGAAGTGATCTTATTTTCTTCTTCAGAGAAATCTTTTTGCATTTCAGCGATCAATTGTGCTTTTCTAGCTTCAATTTGAGTTGTAATTTGTTGAATTCGTTGTGCGATAGCCGGATTTTGTTGCATCATCATCGGATTTTGCGCAATTTGTTGTTGCAACGCTTGAATTTCTCTTAATTCTTGTACAAATTCCATTTGAACTTGCTCTTGAGCCATTAAACTGATGTGTTCAAGTATATTTTTTTGTATTGAAGCCATCACAATCGGATTATTTCGCACCATATTGAGTGACATATAGTTTAAATGTGCATCAATGTGTGCTTTGTGGTCTTGACCAGGGAAAGCTTGGAACGGTTTACCTGCTAAAGCTTGAATATGTTCCATACTTGGGTCCATTGGTTGTGGTTGTTGAGGTGGTGGAAGCACTAAATCAATATTTTTTACACCTAAAGCTTCATACATACCTCTATATGCTTGATACATATTGTGCATTTTTGGATTTGACATTGCCAGCTGCAGTTCTGTTTGGGCAATAGATATCCTTTGTGTCTGTGAAAAGATGTTCGGATCAGCAACTGGCAATATGTCAACACGGTCATCAAAGTCTTGGACTTTAACCGTCTTATTTCCACCTACAACATCGTAAGGATATTCTGGTGGAAGATAAGTTTTAAATACTTCTGCAAGTAATTTAAATTCAATTTTAAGTGCAGAGTAAATTCTTTTGTGAATAGCAGACATCACTCTTGAACCACGTTCTAGTAATGCAACTGTTGTTCCTACCGCAGCGCCTTGATTTCCATCACCAACTTGCATATCTGCAATTGATGCAAATCTTTGACCTGCTTGAACAACAATACCTAATAATTGTAATAAAGTTGCCGATGGTTCTTTGAAAGGTAAAGGTAAAAATGAATCTCTTAAGTTTCCTCCAGGTGCATCAACATCTCTAAACTCACCAGGTTGAATTGGTTGTGCATCATCTCTAACTCTAATTCCTCTAGTTTTAAATCCAGCAGGTAAATTAGATAAAGTTCCTGCATCCAGTAATTGTCTTAATGCAGATGTTGCAGTTCTTGATAAACCACCAATCATATGAATTAAACCAAAACCATAAAAACCTAGTCCTGGTAAAAATTTAAAGTGTACAAAATAATTTATTTTATTTCTTAATGGATCATCAATTTTATAATTTCTTTTAATTGATAAAACAGTTCCTGTAGATTCTTCTACAGTTACAACATACGGAAGTTTAATTCCAGTCGGCTCACCATCTTCAGGATTCACATCCTCAAAACCATCTAAATCTAAATTAACGTGACACTCTAATAAAGTGTAAATGTCATCTTGTTTAGTTTGTTCTACACCTTCTAATTCTTGTTCTTTTTTTGTAACTTGATCTGTATTCATTGGTGGTGCAGCTAAATCTACATCTTTATAGAAACCACTTACTTGTTGTTTTCTTAAATCGTTTTCTGACATTTTAATTATGTGGATGACGGATTCCGCATCATCTAATGAGGTAGCTGAATACGGAACGACCAGATCATCTGCCGGTACGAACTTCGACACGGCTCTACCTAAAAGATCATCGTAATAAACTTTTTTAAAAGTTGATCCTGATAAAGGTAGGTAGAATAACATTTGATCAAACTCAGGTTCGTATTCTGACATACGATCCATAATTTGATAATTCATAAAATCTTTTACTCTTGTTGCTTGATCTTCTTTTTGTCTATTAGAAGCTCCAAGTATTTGTGTTCTAACAGGTCCACCAGCAGGTAATAATTCTTTATACGCTTGTGCTTGGAATTGTGTTACAGCTTCTGCAAGAACTGGGTGAGTTGCACTAGATGCACCTCTAAAGGGTTCTGTTCTTTCAGTATATTTAAATCCTAAAAGATCTAAACCTTTTGTATAAGTTGATTCCCAATCTTTTCTTGAACTTTTATAATCTCTATAATTTTCTACTAACTTGCTTCCTAATGGATCTAAAATATCATCTTCTAATATTTCAGCTAAATTCGTATAATGATCTTCACCACCTGCAGGTGCGCCTGCTTGTGGATCAAATGAAACTGTTGCTCCTCCATCATCTTCTGGAGTAATTTCTACGGGTTGATCTTTTATTTGTTCTGAAATTTTTTCAGTTACAACTTCTTGTATTTGTCCTTTACCAGGAACTTTTACATCCGTTTTAATATTTCCTAATTCCGATAATGTTTTATCTACTGCCATAATTTACTTTACCTTGTTCTAAATAAACTTTCAACCCCTTCTGACATTGGGCCTCTTTTTGGAGGAATAGTGCTTGTCAGACCTCCGTCTTTAAATTCATCAATATCAATATCTTCCATTGCATTTTCAGCTCTCATTTCTGCATCTCCAACTCTTCTTTCACCTGTAGTTAATCTATTTTTTCCTGTTACATATTTTTCCATTCTTGGAGCATCTCCGCCTAATATTTGATCAACAGATTCTAATACTTCAACATCATAATCTATATCTTCACCATAACTTGAATAAGGTACAGTATCTTCTGCAACAAAATCACCAGGAAACTTTTCACCACCCTCTAAAGTTTTAGGAGCTTCGTATTCCATTTGGAATGGTTGGCCATATTCATTTTGACCTTCGATTAAATATTTCTGTTCTCCTAAATCTTCAGTAACTTTTACACCCGGTAAACTTTCATCTACATATTCAAAAACTTTTTCATCAATCTCTTTTGATTTACCTAACATTTTTATTTTTTCTATAAATCCAGGTAGCCACTCAGGCATTGCAGTTGTGCTTTTCTTAAGTTGTTTAATACCTTCTTGAACTGCACCAGTCTTTTCTGCAGTCATTAACATTTTCATCAATGCTGGAGAAGAGGCAAGAATACCTCCAAATAATTTCAAAAACGCTCGTCTATTCATCTATGCCCTGACTTTTTTTAGATTGCTGGTAAGTATTATACAGATCATATGCAGTTAATCCACCACTAATTAGGAGTCCTGGTATTCCTGCAAATCTTGTAATACCTGCAATTGTTCTAGGGTTTAGGCCTAATCTTAAAACTTTACTTAAAGCACCTGGTTTTGCTTCTTTTGCAACAGTTGATAAATCAAAATATCTTTTTGCTTTTTGAGCCATTGATAATTTTTCTGTGGGTTTAATTACACCTGATGCTTTTGATAATGGTTCCATAAACGCTGCACCTAAATACATTGTTGGATCTTGTAAAATTTCTGTTGGAGATTCTCCTTGTCTTAATCGATCAACTGCATAAGGAACATCCATTGCAGCTGTAAATAATGGTGTACCTAAAGTTCCTGCAAAAGCACCAAGTCCACCTGTTAATCCAAAAGCAGATCTTAATTTACCTCGACCTAATTCTCTTGCTGCTGAATAAGATTTTTTAATTTCTGGTGCACCTGCAACACCTGCAGCTGCTGCAACAGTTGTAAAGCCTGGAGTAATTTCTTCTGGTTCTTCTGGAGTCTTTTCTAATTCTTCTCTAACAAGTGGGTCTGATGGATACGTTGCAGTATTGTATTCATCAAATTTTATTTGTTGAGTTGTAGGTTCGACTTCTGCTGCTTCAACTGGTGTACCTAATGCAGCTTTACCTACTTGATACGTTCCATACATTGCAAGTGGAACTGCAAAAACTCTACCTGCTCCGCTTTTTATAAATCTATTTAATTTTATTTGACCAGGACCACTTCTTAAATAGTTTCTTGCATCGTAAACTGTTTTTAAATCTTTTGGAATTTCAAACGAGTAACCAAAATTTTTATAAACATCATCGTACAATTCTCCAAAGTCTGTTAATGCATTTTGATTCTTAATTGTTTTTCTTGGAGATTGTTCTGATAATTTTGGAACTCTTACTGGAAGTTCACCTGGTTTTAAATTTTGATTAAACTGTTTTTCATAGAACTCTGCTTTTTTATTGTATTCATCTATGATTTGTTTTTTAGTTTCTGTTTTACCTGTTTTAGGATTTACATATGCATTTTCTATTGGATCAATATTTTGTAATTTATTTTCAGCAATTCCAACCGATTGATCGATTGTTTTACCTTTTGTTTCATTAATACCTTCTTGAACTCCTTGTATAAAAATACTGTAAGGTCCTGTTCCATATCTTCCTGATGAAGCAATATTTTTTACTTCATCTACATTTATTTTATTTGATGGAATTAATTTTTGTAATTCCCTTCTAACATTTGCAAAAAATGATTTTGGTTCACCAATTTGTCTTGTGACATTTGCTTCTAAAGTTCTTCTTCTAAGTGCACCTCTAATTCCACCAAAGCCTTTAGTTTGTGGTAAACCTTGAGTTATTTTTAAAGACTGTCTTGTAAGATAAGGACTTGTTCTACTGATGTATTGAGTATCTCCTGAATATGCTTCTACCAATTGACCTAATCTATATGCTGCATTTGCATTTCCAGTTGCAGTATTTGGTAAATTTAAAAGTTTTCTTGTTCTACTAATTAATCCATCAGTAGTATAATTACCTGTTCGAATAACATCTTTTAATTCTTTATCTAAAGTTTTTAATTGTGTTTTTATATTTTGAATAACTTTACTTCCTTCTCCTCGGCCACTAACTTTTGTAATGTTTTTTTCTTTTGCAATTTGATCAATTGTTTCACCTGTTACTCCAATAGGAGATTCTTGTCTCACTCTGTTTGTAATATCTGTACGAGACAATCCTTGACGAAGATATTTTTCTACTAATTTATTTCTTTTGGGAACTTCAGATTTATATAATTCTGATTTAGGATCTTTATAAATATTTTGTTTTAGTTGTGTAATTTGTTCATCCGTTGGTGTTTTAAATAAAGTTTGTTGTCCTTTTCTTCCTCCTATAGTTTCAATATTAGAAGCTTTTAACAATCTAGCTATATTAGAAGGTCTAACATTTATGCCTTTCTTTTTTAAAAATTTAATAGCTTGTTGTGGATTTAACAATCCTTCTCTTACTTCATTAAAAAGTTTTACTCTTTCATTAACAGCTTTTTTAGCTGCGGCTTCAGCTGCTGCTTTGGTATCAAAAGCTCCGTAATAATAAATTGGATCAGTTGCTTTACCAAGACTTACTCTGTATCTTCCGTTTAAAAGTCTAATTTGAGGTTTTGGAACTTTTTCTTTTTCTAAAAAATATTCTCTTATTTGTGGTGTGAGTTGCA